CACGCGGCGCTCGATGTAGCCATGATAGCGCGCAGGGCGCTGGGTCTGGGTGCGCGTCGGCTGCCACAGGCCGTTGTTGAGCTGCACCACGTCGCTGTAGTTGCCCGCCGTGATGTACAGCAGGCAGTAGCTCTCCGGCGTTTCGGTTACGGCAAAGCGCACGGTCTCCGCGTTGTGGTCGCTCTCCATGCCCACCGTGATGGTGGTGGGGATAGGCTTGCGCCCGTTAAACTGGATTGTCTTCATGCGCTCCTCCTATCCGATGACCATCAGCTTGAGCGGGAGATCGACCTCCGGCTTGTCCCCGATGCACGTCGCTTTGATGTAGCCGTCGCCCTGCTCAAAGTAGCTCACGCGGCTCCAAGCCGTCGCACGCGCCTTTTCCGTGTCAAGATCGCTGCTGTGCTCGTAGTCCGCGCTGGCATTCGTGGCAGCGCCTACGCCGTCAATGTGGACGGTCTGCGTGTAGGGGGAAGCCGTGCCCGTCCAGTTGGACGCAAGCAGCGTGCCCGTCTTCACCGTAGACTTTGCCGCCTTGGCCGCGTCGAGCGTCTTGCGCGCCGCAGCCTCTTCCGCCAGCGCCGCCTCGACGTTGACCGCTTCATAATTTTCCGCCGTGTCCGCCAAAGCGATCTCGTTCGCGGAATAGCTGGGCTTTTTGCTGCCCACCCAGCTCGGCAGCTGCGCATCCGCGCCGGGATCGCCCTTGTCGCCCTTATCGCCCTTCGGCCCCGGTACGCCCTGTTCGCCTTGGATGCCCGGCACGCCCTGTTCGCCCTGCGGCCCCTTGATGTTCTTGGTCTGCGGGTTTTCCAGATCGCCGTTGTTCCACCAGCTTAAGTTCCCCGCGTCATCCAGCGTGGGATAGAAAAACGCGCCCGTCGCGCCCGTGTCCCCGACAGCGCCCTTAATCTGGCCGTAGTTCTTCCAGCCGGAGTGCTCTCCGAAGATGTATACGTCCACGGGGTTCGTGCCCACGCCGTAGCCGTTGCCCGGCACGGGGTTCGGAACCGCAGCATACAGCTCTTCCGGCGTGGGATAGTAGTCCACCAGCTTAAAGCCCAGCCCGGTCTCGCCCTTCTCGCCGCGCGGCAGCCCCAGCGCCAGCTTAATGCCCTCCTCCGCCGTCATCGAGACCGATGCGGTCGCGGGATAGCCCGTCTTGAGCGTAGATGCCGTGACGGAGATGTTCGACATCTTCGCCTCGCGCACGGCCTCCGCCGCCACGCGCCCGGCCTCCGCTGCTGCCCTATCCTGCTCGGCAGCGTCGCGCAGCGCCTCCGCATCCTCGCGCCCCAGCTCGGCCTCCTGCCGCTCTTCCTCGGTCGCCTCGATGCGGTTCAGCGTGGCCAAGGCGTTGATCAGCGTCGTGAACTCGTCCCGGCTGATGATCTTGCCGTTGTCATACAGCGCACCCTCGACAAACACGTCAAACTTGGGCGAGTAGAGGATCGCGCCGTCCACGCCGTATACGAGAAACTCGCACGTCACCGTGCCCTCCACGGCTTCCATTTGCTCGTCGAAGATATAGGTGATCGTGCTGCCCAGCAGCTCACAGTCGTTAAAGAGCACCGTCTCATCCGGCTTCACGGCGCGCAGGATCACCGAGTCCAGCCATTCGTAGTCCAGAGGCTTTCCGCCGTCCGTCAGCGTGGCGACGATCTTCCGAGACCGCTGCTCGCCCTGACGAACCCTGATCGATGCTTGGCTGCCGCTCCTGCGCACGTCCAGCCGCGTGTTATACGTTACATATCTCATCCGTTCCCCGCCTTTCTTGGGTTCATCCTATCATGCAAACCGCCGCGCTTTCTCACCACATAGACGCGAAAAGTGCCTCCGAAGAGGCACTTCCCTGTTTCACTTTTTCTCCTGTGCGTCCTTGATCCACTTTGCGATCTTGCTGTCCGGGTAATACTGATTGCCCCTCTTGTCGTACAGATCGAGCGACTGCAGCATGGATTTGAGTTTGTTGTAGGTGCTCATGTCGCCCTTGAGGTATGCCTCCACCAGTTCGTCATGCACGTTGGTGCTGACGCGCTGCGTGATCTGGCCGTCCGAATAGCCGTCCTTTTTCAGGTTGGCAACGTACTGCTTGACCGCACCGGCATCTCCGGCCTTGACCGCTTCGGGCAGATCGTCGTATTTCTCCGCCATCTGCCAGTCCTTGAAGCGCTCGTCGGTGTAGTAGAGCTTGCCCTTGCTGTCGTAGAGGTTCAGGTTCTTCAGCAGCGAGGCGATCTGGTTGTAGGTTCTCGTGTCGCCCTTCTGCCACGCCTCCAGCATCTTTTCCTTGTAGGTGCTGCTGATCCTGTTGATGATGTTGGAGTCCTTCTGCCCGGCGGCTTTCGCGTCCTTGATGAGCTTGTTGAGGCTCTGCACGGAGGCTCCCGCGTCCACCGCTTCGTAAAGGGCATCCGCCTTCTCTCCCGGCAGCCACTTGTCGATCTTCTCCTCCGTCATTCCGTAGCTGCCGTAGACATCCAGCAGCACCTTCTTGATCCGCGCCGCCTTCTGCGCATAGCCCTTGTCAAGTGCTTCCGTGTACAAGGGCTTAAAGGCGGTTACGGCCTTGTTCAGTACGGATTTCTTCGGGTCTGTGGCCTTGCTGTCTTTCTCCATCTCTGCCACGACGGTCTTGAGGTCTGCGGTCTTTCCGCTCTCAAAGGCCAGCGTGCCGACCAGCTCCATGTCATCCGCCGTGTAAAGGGCGGAATCCAGCTCGTCAAACTGTTCGGAATAGACGAACAGTGCCTTCTCGACAAGTTCTTTGCCGTATTGCTTCTCCAACTGCTCCCGCAGCGCTTCCTCCTTTGCAGCATCGGGTGTCTCGCCCTTCTCGCTGTAATCGTAAAGCTCTGCAATGCGGGATTCGCTTTCCAGCAGCGCCTCGGCTTCCTTTTTGAGTTCGGAGTTGAGGCTGTTTTCGTAGAGCTTGATCGCCTTGTCCACGACTTCCTCGCCGTAGGTCTCCGCCAGTTCCGCACGCAGCTCTTCCAGTCCGGCGATGTCGCCCTCGTCCTTCATCTCGTAGGCCTGACGGATGCGCTCGTCGTTTTCCATCAGCGACTTGGCCACGCCCGTGTCGATGTCTTTGCTGCTCTTGCCCTTTCCTTCGAGGGTGTCGCGCAGCTCGCCTGCACGCTTCTCATCCCCAGACGCGATGGTCTCGTAGAGCTTCGCGTAGCCGTCCGCCGTGCCGCCGGTCGCGGCGGGAATCTCCACGCCGAAGAGGCGGACGACCGATTCCACGTCGCGCCAGAGGTTCTTGACCGGCAGCCCGGTCAGGTTGCCCACCGCGCCGATCAGGTTCTTGACCTTGGTGTAGACCGTCTTCTTCTCGTTGAACAGGCCGAGCGCCGCGTCGACCACATCGCCCACCACGTTCATGTCCGTGCGGGTTACGTCGTAGCCCTGTGCAAGCTCCATGGCATCGGAGACGAGCGGAATCTGGGTAAACACGGAGAAGTCGCTTCCGGCCACAAAGCCCAGCGGCGTTCCCAGCCAGTCGGGCAGCCCTTCGATCTTGTCGCCGAACAGCGCGCTCTTGAGCTGCGCCAGATACTTCTCCCAGAAGGTCGCGTAATCGTCATCGTCGCGCGCGGCGTAGACGACCGCTTTGACTGCCGCGTTGATGATCGTGCTTGCCGACAGTGCCAGAAACGAAGAGATAAATCGCAGATCGCCGGAGTAGTTCTTGTCCTTGATATGCAGCAGGGAGTACATGAACATATTCATGCTGGTCGTAGGCTCTCCCATGAAGGAGGTGACCATGCTGCCGAACTTGCTCTTGTTGCGCATCCAGTCCGAGCGGGAGAGCGTCGAGTCGTACACCTGCGTGTAGTTGATCACCTCGTCAAAGCGCTTGCCCGCCGCCTTCAGCAGCGCCTCGCTGTCCATGGCCAGCCCAGTCTTGCCATGGACTTCCGCCTTGACCGAGTTCCACAGCGCGCCCCAAGTGACCGCGTCCGCCTTTTCCGGCAGCGATCCGAACACCTTATCCGACCATCCAATCAGGTTGGTCGGCTTTTTGTCGAGAATCCAGTCCGCAGCGCCTCTGCTGGTCTGCATATCAAAGCCGCCGATGTCCTTGATGATCGCCGTGCCAGCGTACTGCTGTGCTTCCTGATATGCGCCCATCCATCCGAACCTCATGTACTTGGGATTAATCATGGAGAATGCGCGGAAGTATGCGGTGGGCTGCTGCACCACGACGGACATGGACGCAAGCACTGCACCCTTCTTGAACTTGGAGAGCATCACACCCATCTCCTGATCTCGCACGTCCGCCGTGATCTTCCCGCCGACATCCGCATTGAAGCGGTCGATGTACCGTACCACGTTATCTCCGTATGCGGCGCGCAGCGCGGACTTCATCGACATCTGCCGCTTGCCCTGCTCGTTGGGCTGCTTGTAATTGAGGTAGCGGATCATGTTGTCCTGCGGGATCGCCATGCCCGCATACAGCGCCATCTCTTCGGCGTGGTTGCCGAATATCTGGTCGATGCTCTCCACCACCACGGGGTTATTGGCAAAGGCGTTGATGCTCTTGCCGTGTCCCCAGTTCTTCAGGCGCGGGGTCTGCTGGCCGTCCGCCTGACCGGCTCCGTGGGCGATGTAATCGCTCGCAGAGTTGAACGGTACATAGTGCTGCCCGGTGTACTTTTTGTAGCCGGAGAGCGTCAGCGAGGTCTTGTTGCCCGCCTCCGCCAGCGTGCTGCTCATGTACCGCACCAGCGCGTCCGCATAGGCGATCTGCTCGTCCGTCAGCCAGCTCGTGATCTTCTGGATGTCCGCGTCGGAGATCGGATGCGCGGTGGTATCGTCCACGCGCTTTCCGTCCGCGTCGGTCTTAAACACGATGCCGCCGTCGGCGAGATGCCGCGTGTGCGTGTCCTGCTGTTCGCGCTGGTACATTTCGTATACGTCGAGCGCCTGACCTCTGGACAGCCGGATCGTGTCGCCAAACTCCGTGTCCAGCGTCAGTACATCGCCCTTCTGGTCCAGCCACTTGTCGACATGGTAGCGTTCTTTCAGATCGGAGTGAAACTCCTTGGAATCCCGCAGGATGAACGCCGCCTCGGTCTGCCCATTGAAAAGGTCTCTGCCGATCCGCTCGTACTCCCCGCCGAGGCTGTCCATCAGGAAGATGGGCTTGGTGTTGCCCAGCATGAGCTTGCTGTCCATGATCTTCTGGAGCTGCTTGCGGACCTTGCCGGTCTTCCGAGAGCCCATCCGCTCAATGTCGCTGTCCGCCGCTTTGGAAAGGCTTTCGCGCTTGCCATTGACGAACATCTTGTTGGCGTTGATGACCTCGTGCTTGATGCCGTTGAGCACGTCCGCCAGCGCCTTGAGCTGCGGCTCACTCAGGTCGCGGAGGCTCTTGATGTTGTCGTTGCCTTCGATCAGCGCGGTCAGCGAGGCGAGGTTGTCCACGGTTTCCTGATCCCACGTCGCCATGCCCACGTCGGGCGAACTCCTCTGCGCGTTCTCCACGGCGATCTGCATCTGCCGCATCCGCGCCTTCCAGTTTTCGGAGACCTTGCTGCCCTCCTTAAAGCCCATGTCGATGGCGCTGACAAAGTCGGATACCGCCCTGCGCAGCCCCTCCGGCACAAACCGCTTGTCGCTGGGGGACGTGTTCCATGTAGACAGCGTCATTGCCGCCGCCTTGATGCGGTCTTTGTATCGAGAAATTCTGCCGCGTTCTTTTATGCGTTCTTTGGTGCTGTGCTTAGCCTCTTTCACGGCAAGGGCACGGTTAATCTGGTTTGCGATTTCTTGGTAGTTTTGTTCAACCTGCCATTTCTGACGCTCCCCGCGCACCGCAGCATCTCGCTCAAACGCCGCCCGCTTCTTTGCAATTTCTTTGTTTGCTTGTCTGGCAGTCCGCTCCTCGTTCATCTTGATCTGCCATTTCTGACGCTCTCCGCGCACTGCCGCATCTCGCTGCCGCTGGGCGCGTTCCTTGGCGATTTGCAGCGCAACGTCCAGCTCATCCTTCGCCCGCTGACGCAGGTCCTTGATCTGCTGCTTCTGCTGCTGTTTCAGTTCGACCAGCTTGGCCTTCTGCTTGTCGGCATAGGTCTGCACCATGGGCGTGTCCGTATACCGCTGCTGGATTTCCAGCCACAGGTCAGCCGCCGCGCCGTCCATATCCATGTAGTACGGATTGACGATCTGCGGCTTGGTCACGTCGGCTGCGTTGGTCAGCGTCTCGATGAGATCGCCACCCTGAATGCCGTCGTACAGGAACGGATAGGACTCGGCCATTTCGCCGATCACCGTGTCCAGCGCCACGCCGTCGTTGGAAATCTTGATCGTGCCGCGATATTCCTTGCGGAAGTTGGCCAAGCTGCCGTAAGAGGCTGCGATCTGCTCCTTCTGCGCGTCCGTCAGCCGGATGGGTGTGCTCTTCAGGTAGTCCTTGAGATCGGAAAACTGCTCCGATACAGAGGTGTCCACCTGCTGCGACTGCTCGATCACCTGCCGTGCCAAACCGATGCCGATGTCGTTCAGTTCGGAAAACGCTGCATCGGTGTCCGGGCTGTGAGAAGCGTAGTTGAAGAGCTGGTACAGGTCGCTTGAGAGCTTGGTCACGTCGGCCTTGCTGCTGTAATCCGTGACGATGCCGCGCGCCAGCTTAGTGACCGCCTTCTCGTCCACCTGCATCCCATCTGTCAGCCGCAGCTGTGCGCGCGCGTTCTCCAGCGCGCCCTTGAGCTTGTCGTTCTCCCGCTGCAGCTTCTTCGCGTCGGCAGGCTCCACGTCCTTGACGGAGAAGCGCAGCGGCTCGGTAACGTCCGAATTCATCACGCGAACGCGGTCGCCCTGAACCTCCGGGTCGTAGGTTTCCACAGGGATTCCCATGTCCCGGAACTGCTGCTGAAGTTCAGGGTACTCACCCTCCGGCATGACCGCCATGCGCACCTCGTTGGTGTACACCGCCCTTTCGGGCTTTGCCTCAAAGAGGTTGACCGGCATCTGCTGCACATCGAACAGGAGCGTCCTGACCTCGTTCGCGAGCTTGCCGTCAATGTTCAGGCCGTAGCCGTTGAACACATCCTGAATGTGCTGTGCGCTATACTTCCCGCCGTCGGCAATCTCCATCATGATCTCGCCGACGTTATCCATGGCCATCAGGGAATTGTCCATAGAGGCATAACGCTTGTCGCGGGTAGCGTCGATTCGGTTCATGAGGTCATACATCCTGTCGGAGAGCGCATTGTTCAGCGCGTCCTCCTGCTCCTGCGTGCGGTTCTGCAAGCGCCCCTCCAAGACGTGCATATCGGCAATGCTCTTAAAGCGCTGTGCCATGCCTGCGCGCAGGGTCTTGATGCCGTTAAACCCGCTGACGTTCTTGGTGTCGCCACCGTTCTGTGCGGCCATTGCCTTGGCAATATTTTCCAGCGTCGCAGGATAGTGCGTCGCCGCGAAGCTACGGCGGTTTCCGCTGGGCGTGTACAGGCCTTTTCCGTTGTAAACGCCGCTTCCCGCCTCAATGCCGGCATAGAGTTCCTTTACCCACTTCTCAAACGCAGGCTTGTCAATTCTCTTCTCGACTTCGCTGCGCATCGCGTCGTAGTCCGTGACCGTGTCATACTGCGTTCCGTTCTGGGCGTTGCGCAGGTAATTCATGGTCTGCATGAGCACGCCGCTCAGGCGAAGTGCAGACTTCGTGATTCCGGGAACCGCCTTTTCCAGCTCTGCGCCGTGCTGGTCGCGGATGTCACTGAGCGGCATTTCGTCGATCTCGTCCGCGTCCGTCGTGCCGAGGACTTCCGCCACCTTTTGGTAGCGCTCAACCCGATCCTCCGAATAGCCCTTGTCGCGCTCCACCTGTTTGGTGATGCGGTCGATGTGCTCGCCGTTGTCCTCCAGATACGCCGCCTGCAGGCCAAGGTTATCCATCGCGTGCTCGACGAACCCAGCTTCGCCGCCGTAACGGTTCAGCCCATCGTCCACGCCGTAGAGCACGCGCTTCAAATCCTTGCGGTAGAATTCGTCCATGTTCCGGGAAAGCGCCGTCAGGCGGCTGTAAACGGCGTTATCCACCTTCGCGTTCGTTTCGTACTCGATCTGCGGGAATGTGGGAGTCCACGCATCGGCAGAGTAGACCGTGTTCTTCCTGCTTGCCTTCGGGTCAATGGTCGACTTGTCGAAGATCAGAGAGATGTCGCCAAAGTTGCTGTGCTCTACGTCAGACCGCGTGACCGCAATGCTGGGCATGGGCGCGCCGCCAAGCGCGAGGAACTTTTGCAGCTTCTCTTCCGTCAGGTTGTGGATGGCAAGCAGTGTCCCCTTTTTCTCCACAGGATCTTTCGCGGAAAACTTGACAACGTCAGATGCTTCTGCTACACTGTTTTTAGAAGAAACATCCGAGCGAATCACCTGCGGCACTTCTCGCCGTTGCGATAGAAGCTCTTGGATGTTTTTTCCATTTCTGGCATACAGAATATTCCCATCCCGCAGTAGATCTGCGGCATAATCATCATCATAAGCATCAAAAACACTGTTGATGTTATTGTACACGCCGACTCTGCCGGATATGTCAATCCTTATCGGAACAATCACAGAATCTCCCGCTTTCGTTTGCCAATCTGTCCATACAACAATACTGTTGTCATTCATCCGTTGATGATCCGAGGTATTCCCCGTAATCGCCATAGGATAGGTAAGCTGCACAGGCAGCTGCTCAATGACAGCCCGGCCCAACGCATGTTTACCGTCTGCGCTTTCACTTTTAGAAAGGGCAGCTTTTTTTATGATCTTTTGAGGGATTCTTATAGGATTCGTGGAGTTCATATATTCCGAGAGCACCTTGGGCGGCTTGCCGACAAGCACCAGCTCACCGGTCGGCATACTTCCGTTGAGAGCAGAGTCCACTTCCTTGAAATAGCGTGCAAGGTTTCTCTCGTCCAGAAGATTGAGCTGTAAAGACTCTTCTCTGGTTGCAGGAGTTATATCGGAGAACTCCTTTCTGGAAAGCATCTGCTTCCCGGTGGTATAACCAGTGGCAGCCGTATCCGCCGCCACCCTGTCGAACACCTTTGCGATGGCGCGCACGTTCTCCGGCGTGAGCGCCGCGTTCTGACTCCAGCTCGCGCTCTGGGTGAGCTGTTTGAAGGTCTCCGCCAGTTCCTTGAAGAACTTGCGAATCTGCTCAAACAGGCTGTGCTCGTTGTTGTACAGATTGCGCACGAACTCCTCGTCCGTCAGCACCGTCGCCGCAGAGTTGGCAACGACTTCCTCTCGCGCCACGTCTTCGGAGTAGCCGAACGTGTCCATCTGGTATTTGACCAGATCGTCCACATTCTGCCCGTTTTTGGTCAGCGCGTCGAACACCGTGGTCTGAAGGGCGTTGTAATCGCTCTCGCTTGCGGCGCGGACGCTGTGCGCCAGCTCATGCATAGCGACGTAGGCAAACGCGCCGTCCTGCGCATCTGCTGCGATATAGATGCGTCCGCTGGAAGGATCGTACACGCCGTTGGCGCTCTGCTCGACCGTCTGACCGTTGATCTCCATGCCCTGCAGGCTGCCGACCAGCACAACCTCGCGCCCGTACTTCTTGGCCAGCGTGTCCACCACCTGCAGCTGGCCGCGATTCTTCTTGATGGCGCTGCGCTGCTCGTTCGTCAGCTCCGCGCGCGCATAGCTGCGCGTCAGGCCGGGCTTGACCGTCTTTTTAACTTGCTGCGCCGCCTTGGCTTCGGTCTGCACAGCGGCAGATACCTCAGTATTCTGGGGTTTTTCAACTTGCTGCTCTGTTGCAACCTGTTCTTGATTGGTTGCAACCTGCGTCTGGGTCTGCGCAGAGGCGCTCTGCCCGGCGGCATACGCCTGCATCCGCTGATCCTCGCTTAAGTAGTTCTCCACATAGAGACTCTGCTGCAGCGCCGTGTCGTAGGCAACGCCGTCTCTGGCGGCTCGGTACATCGCGTCAAAGCCCTTGGCATACTGCTCCACAGAGCCGCCGTCATACGCCTTCACAAAGCGCTGCGCCGCCTCCGTTCCGTATTTCCCGGCGCGCTCATACAACTCGCCGATGTCCGCGTTGGCAAACTCCACGTCGTTCAGCGCGACGACGTTATCTCCCGCTTGCACATACACCGTGCCGTCCTCGACGGAGTGGATGCCCGTAATGTCAGCTTCTTCGTTGTCCACCACGTTCGTGGCATAGTCCACGCGGGGCTGCTTGCGGGTCTGCTGGGCATTTTCTTCCGTGTTGGCACGATTGGTCTGCTCCTGCGAGGAAACGCTCTCAGGGGCATTCTGGGCGTTCTGGGAGGCAGTCTGCCGCTGGGCAGTTTTGCCGCTCTTCTTCTGCTGCTTTTCGGCTGCGGCCTCTTCGGCAGCGGCACGCAGGATCGCCTCGGTGTCGTAGTTGCTGTACTCGCCGTTCTCGGCAAGGCTGGCGTACAGTTTGCCAACATTCCGAGAGTTCGTCTTTGCTTCCCCGTCGAGCATTTGCTGTGCCAAGGCGCGTGCGCTGGGATCGTTCGAATTCAGCGCGTCCTGAATCACACTGTCGCTCACGCCGACACGAGATGCAGCTTTACCGATCTGATTCGACTGGATATTGTTAACGAGCAGACCGGTTCCGCCCATCACGCCGCCAGACAAGGCTCCGCCAAGTGCTGCCAGTGCAATTTGCTGCGCGATCTCACCCGGAGTAGCATCCTTGTACTGGGAAATGTCACGCATCACCAGATACTCGGATACTATATCGGCAACTTCCGTTCCGAGTTCCTCGGACGCTTCAATGCCCATCTGCCGCAGGAAGTTCATAATCGCAGAACCCTTTGCCGCAGGGCTGGACATTTTTAAAAAGTTCTCAATCGAGAATCGCTCGAAGAACGCCTCGAAGAATCCTGCTAACCCGCCAACTGCGAGCGCCTGCGTATCGGATGCGCCTCCGTCCAATGCTTCCTGCATCGCGCTGGTGGCTGCGCTTCCGCCCATAAGGGCAGAAGATACCAGAGAATTTCCGCCGGTAATCGCAGTGTTCAGAGCCGAATCAGCGATTGAAAGCCCGATCTGATAGGCAAACGAGGAGACGTGGCCAAGCCATGCCTGTCCGGTGCTCTCGGTCACTCCCTCATTGATGTTCGATGCGACCGTACCGCGAACCACAGAGTTCGCCCTTGGCATCGTCTGCGTGACCTTATAGTTGTTGATCTCACCCGTTGCCGCCTTGTCCGCAGCTGCATCAAGAAATCCGACGACGTTGCCCGGAGACCTCACCACGGACGCAGCACTGCCGAGCACCGCGTGCCCACCGCTCTCACTCACCCATTTTTGAGCGCCGGAAAGATAGCTCTCTGCATTGCGCTCCTGAAGGGCAGGAGTGAGCTTTTCCAAATACTGGTCTGCCTCTTTCGTGCCGTTCTGCAGGTCTTTGGCGCGCAGGTAGTTATACGTCTGCACTTCGCTGTCCGTCATGTAGGAGTAGTCGTTCGCGCCATAGTGCTGACCGTAGTTCATGGTGTAATCAAAGGCGCGGTTGAGCGGGTTCTTGCGCGTGGCGCTGTCTCCCTCTCTTGCCATTGTGACAGGATTCTCAACCTGCTTTGCTCTGCCGGTCAACTCGTTGAACAGACTGTAGTTCAAGAAGCTCTTTTTCCCGCCGTCGAGCTCTGCGCCACGCTTAGAATATTCCCGAAAATCAGCGTTTGCGCGAGCGTCTTTCTCGTACTGCTGGAGTTCTGCATCGCGCCGGAGGCGCTTTGCCGCTTCGTCATACGCTGTCAGGTTCCGCTCGGTTTGGCGCAGCCCTTGATCAACCGCACTGGATCGCTCGTGCCAGCTCTTCATGAATTCCGTTTCACGCGCCTGATCCCTGCCGGCAAGCAGGCTGTCCAGCCTCGCGCGCTCCTGATTGAGCATGGTCATGCGCGCCACCATCGCGGTGGGATTTTTTTTGTATTTCTCTTCCGGCGAAAGGTTATTCTCTGCGTACTGTTTGCGGAAGTTTTCGATGTAGGATCGGCTGGCATCCTGCTGCGCCTTGCGCTCATAGGCCGCTTTGTATTTGTAGTAGTGCAGATCGCCGGACTTTTCCTTGTCTGCCTTCAGCGGGTTTGCTTGGCCGTGCCATTTATGCGCCTTGACCTGTTCCTCGGCGTTAGGGAGGGTAGACTTGGCCTGCGAGCCGCTGTCCTTGCTGCCGGAGCGCTGCTTCTCCGCCTCTTGCTCCCGCTTCCTCTTTTTTTCAGCTTCCTTCTTCTTGACGCTGTCAATAAGGGGCATATGTTTTACCTCCTGCTACACGAGCTGGTTCAGGCGCACCGTCTTGTTCCCACGAACGCCGGACAGCGGCTGGTTGATGGTCTGGACGTTCTTGTTTTTCTTTTTCTTTTCCTTATCTGCCGTAACCTTGGCCACGGCTTTGTCGTAATCCGCCTGATTCCACTTTCTCGTTTTGGGGTTGGATTTCGGGCTGCCGCCGGTCGTGCTTCCGCCGCCACCGCCGCTTCCGGCCTTGAGGCCGAACTCCGCTGCCCAGTTCGCCTGCTGCTGCTCGTCGTAGTATTTCTGATACCAATAAGCGCGGTCGGCCTGCCACGCAGAGAGGTCGCTGGAATACTTGTTGAAGTCGAAGTTTCGCTGGTCGCCGAACTTGTTGTAGAAGTAGTTCAGCTCCGTCCAATAGTCGTTGACGGTGTCGCGGTACTTGCCGTACTCGGTGTCCTCCAGCCCCTGCAGGATGTTCAGGTTGCTCTTCATGTCGTTGCCCTCGTCCTGATACATCTCATACGCCTGATTGCGCAGCTCCGGGATCACGTCGTTCAGCCCCTGCAGATAGCCCTGATAAGCCTGCTGCCCGACCGTCTGCGCGTAGGAGTTGCCGTAGCCGCCGGAGAGCGCCGCCGCCTGTGCCATGGTGTCCTGCATCGCCATCTTGCCCTGCTGGGTGTAGCGGTCCTTGTACTGCTGGTAAAGCGGATCGGCGTTGAAGTTGTAACTGAACTTGTCCCGGTTGAGAATCTTGTCCAGCAGGCCGTCGATCTGCGCCTGATACTTGCTCTGGTACGCGCCCGGCTTGCTGGACTCCATCTTGTCGAGCTTGTCCTTGAGATCGAGCATATCCTTCGAGGGAGCCCATTCAGGTCGCCCCTCCTCGTACTGCGCCAGCTTGCCGGAGGTCGCGGAGGAAACGCCGCTGAAGCCGCCGCTCATGCTGACGCTCCCACCCAAGCCGCTGTCCATGCCATCGCCTGTGTTCCCGCCGCCGTACAGGGACGACCACGTCTTATTGCCCGTGATGCCGTCCACGGACAGGCCGTTGCGGGACTGGTAGTCCTTGACCGCCGCAGCGGTCTTGGAGCCGTAGATGCCGTCGGAGGCAAGGTTGTAACCGTTGGCGTTCAGCAGCTCCTGCAGCTGTCTTACGCTGTCGCCCTTGCTTCCTTTCTTGATCGTCGAGTAGGTTGCCATAGTTCCTCCTTATACCGCGCTGATCGTGATGGTATAGCCGGATGTCGCATCGCCGCTGACCGCGATCTTGCAGGGGACGATGTTGCCGGCGGAATCCTTGCCCAGCAGCGTGATCTCTCCCGCCGCCGCCGTTGTAATGATTTTGCTGCCCTTGATGGGGCCGGTCTCGGCGGTCTCGTTGATCGCCTGAATGACCTTGCTGCTCTGCACGGAGTATCTGCCGATCTGCACCGCCACGGCCTGTGCTTGTGCTGCCGCCTGCTGTGCCGAGACCGATGCGTCATGCACCGCCGCGTAGCTGGTGCTGGCGTTGTAGTCCGCCGTCAGGTTTTCCGCATCGAGGTTGTTGAGCGTGTATTCAAGGTTCTCCACCAGCATAAACAGGTAGTTCTTGAGCTGCTTCATGTCCTGCGCGGAATTGATGTCATTTTGGAGGTTTGGCAGGCTGAATGCGGGCATTACAGATCGCCTCCCTGCTCTACGTTGCGCGTCAGCGTATAGATCACGCAGCGCCCGTAGCCGTGCAGACGGATGCGCATATGGTCGCAGCGCTTGGGCACGATGGGAATGGAGTAGGAGCGCTTGACGGCTGGGTTGATGCGGTACATCTCCCTCCAGCCCTCCTCGTCGTCATACTGCACATCCACGCACACCAGCGACCGCTCCTCCACGTTCATGCGCAGCTGCAAGCGGGAGATGTACTTGGCATCCGGGCTGTCCAGCCCGATGTCGCCGGACTGGATCATCCACTCGACCTTGTCCTCCGGCTTGGCCTTGGAATCGCCGTAGTCGCCGATGCTGCCGCCCACCGAATACAGGCAGTTGTCGCGCTCGTCGATGTAATACAGCTCCCCTCCCAGCGCCGCGAAGTCAATCGCTGCGGCATTGTCCTCCTTGTGCCAGAGCTGCCGCGCCTCGTCGAACACAAACAGGTGCGCCAGCCCTTCCGGGTCGCGCATGGAGATGTAATACTTGCCGTTCATCGCGCCCGCGCTGGCATCTGTGTACTGCACGTTGCCCAGAGGCGCAGAGATGGAGGTCGGCAGCGATCCCTGATAGACGCAGACATCGTTGCGGCTCTTGTAGTACAGCGTCTCGTTGACGATCACCAGTGAGCCTTCGCTTCCCTTGGCAACGCCTCTGCAGTTGGTGTTGGTCAGCTGGTAGTTGCTGGGGCGGCTGCCCTGAATTTTGTGCAGCACGTTCTCCTTGAAGAAGATCACGCTGCCTAAGTATGTCGCCGCGCCCGTGAAGTCTCCCGGCGTGCCCACGGTCATGGCGTAGGAATCGCTGGCGATGCCGAGGAACTTGTTCCAGTTTTTCGGGTCGCCCTGCGCGCAGGCATAGACCTCGTGCTTGTCGTTGGAGCAGCCCCAGACGCGGTTTTCCGACTCCGTCAGATAATCCATGTCCGGTATCTTTCTCTCCACCGTCACGGGGTCGGTTTGCTTGGTCACCTCGTCGATCAGCGCCGTGATGATGATGTAGTCGTCCTTGGCTCCGTAGAGCACGAACTCGCCGTTGTGGTCGCTGACAAGGCCGCTGATGCTCACACCGTCATATTCTGCAAAGCCCTTGCCGATGCCGGTCGCCGCGATCTTGATGTAGGTCGTGGCCACGGGGGTCCACATCGCCGTCGAAGTCGCGTAAACCTTGAGCGTGTGCGGCACGGAGGACGTGTCCAGCCACAGCGCGCCGTCCGTGGGCTGTGCGGGAGGAGTCTCGCCGGTACTGTACCCCTCATACGGCGCGCCGTCCAGCTTGCACAGGGTCAGCGTCACCTCACCGCTGGTCACGGTCTTGTTGCCGAGCGCAAAGAACTCGTCGGTGTTGGTGTTGTAGGCTACCTTGTCCGGCCAGATGAGGATGTACGCGCCCATGCCGATGAACTGTTTGCGGCTGTCCGTCACTTTGCCCTTGGGTTTGCCGTCATAATAGAAATCCATGCCATCCACCCAGCAGAGCCTGTTGTGGGCAAACAGCCCGTTGGCCCTGTTGAGCTGCCGAACGCGCGCCCGCTTGCCGCGCTGCGTCATCAGCGGAAACAGGCTGGAGGACATATTGGTCATGTCGTACCACTCCGAGCCGCCGATGCGCAGGTTGTGGTTGTAGCCGCCGAACTCGCTGATCACCTCGCGCTGCTGTGTGATGGTGTTAAGCTCAGGTAGAAATCCCATGCCGCGCCTCCTAAATCCGAATGTAGTTGTCCTGCTTGGGCATATGGCTGCGGTTGTACCAATCCACATACTCACTCAGCGCGACGTTGTACATCGTCATGCTGTTGGCATATCGGACATACTCGCCGCTGTAATAGTCCACCTGCGCCTCCAAATACCGAAGGTATACGCTGCTGTACGGCTCCGGGATGAGCAGCGCGGTGTCCATGTCCTGCTCCGGGTCATACGGCCACGGGGGAATCTCGCTCGTCCCCTCGTGCCAGCGGATGTTTTCCTGATAGATTTTTTGCTCGACTTCCGACAGCCAGCCGACGAGCGTCTGGTTGTCGAACTGCGTGGGCTTGATGTCCCGCAGCTTATTGATGGCCTCATTGATCGTCATGTGATCACTCCTCGCTCTTGAGCTATCTGCCGGGCTTGCACCGGCCTGTGTCGTGCCAAAATAGCATAAAGGGGAGGCGTTTCCGCCTCCCTGTGGGTTTAGGTGTTCCCGGTCAGCTGCTCGATCAGCTCGGCGGTGCGGTTATCCTGCTCCTCAGAGGTCTGCAGCACCTGTGCCACGCAGTAGGGGACTTCTACTTCCACGCCGCGCTTGACAAGGCAGGTGTAGTCGTTGACGCGGGCAAACACGTCCGCGTTGCGGGAGCCGGGGATGCGGGGGAGCTTGATCTTGACCTTATCCCACGCGCCGGGGGTGGAACTCGTCTGAGACATAGCTTTTACTCCTTTCTTCGTCGCCATTTTAGTTCGCCAGGTTGGAGGGGCCGGTCTTGGAGGAGTGCTCGATGCGGATCATGTACTCCTCGACCAGACGCTCCGCCGTCTTGATCGCCTTCCAACCAGTGGTCGCGCGCTGGTTCAGGGGGTCGGCAGTACCGGCGGAACCCATCTGCTTGACGATGTGCTGCAGGCCGCCGCCGGTCACGTCGGTGGTCGCATAGGCGTTCGCACCGATGATCATGGTGGCGTAGACGGACGCATTCGATGCGCCGACCTTGCCGTAGCACTTGGCCTCGGTGGACTCGACAAAGCGCACGTTGCCGATCTTGCCGATCTCGCCGTTGTAGATGGCGGTCGCATCCATGTACTTGTGGATGCCCTGCCACGCCTCGGAGCGCATCAGGTCGGCTGCCACGTTGGGATGCACGATGGCGACAAAGGAGTCGTCAATGGGCATGGTGTTCATCTCTTTGAGGCGCGCCACGGCCACAAAGATGGTGTCCACGGTCAGCAGGCAGTCCGCAGCCACAGTAGCGCGGCTGGTGACGGCAGTGCCGTCCGCCTTGGGCGCGTACATGACGTTGGTGCCTGCGGTGATCACCTCGCGGGTGATGGTGTCCAGCGTGCGTCCGGCCTGACCGCCCAGCAGCTTGGTCGCCTGCTCCATGTTGGGGTCGATGGCGGTCAGATCGAGCACATCGGAAATCTCGATGTAGTCGCCGTACTGCGCCACGGTCGCGGTGATCGCGGTGACCTCCAGCTTGTTGCCGTTGGGAGTCACGCCTTCGGTCAGCGGAGTCAGCGCCTTGGCAAGGGGCGAATATTTGCGGAACTCGATGGTCTTACCGCCGTGGGCGGGGATCGGGTACTTGTCCGCAAACTGGTCGTGGACGAGAGCAGGCTCGGCATAGTCGATCAGCCGCTTCTCGTAGTAGGTTTTCATTTCGGGGCTCAGGTCATCCAGCAGGGTGGTCTGAGTCGCGAAGAACTGCAGGGTCATCAGCTTAATAAGCTCCATCTTTTCTCCTTTCTGTGGGGAGATCAGAAGGTGATTCTCTCTCCCCGTCTTACGCGCCGGGCGATCTCGTCGCGGTCGCGCTTGGTCAGCGAATTAACGTCAGATTTGTGGATCATGGCTGTGGCGTTGCCGCCTGCGCCATTCTCCTGCGGTCGCATTCCGCGAGCGCGGATGGTGTCGGCCACGCGCTTTTCGGTGCGCTGCACCGCATACTGCATCGCGCCGCCGATGATGTCGTCCTTGTGGAGCACCTCATAGGCGGTCTTGACATCAATGCCGTTGCGAAGCAGCCCCATAAAGCGCTCGCCGGTCTCCGGGTTGCCGATCTCCTCGCGAAGATCGAAGTCTCCGTAAATCTGCTTGACCTGCTCGGACTGGTCGATCCACTGCTGGTAGATCATGTCCGCGTGCTGTTGGCGGTCGTGCTCCTCCGCCATGCGCTTAAACTCGGCGTTCTCCCGCTCCATGCGCTTGAACTCCTTGAGCTGCGCCACGGACAGACCTTTCTCATCGGCCTCGTCCTCGTAGTAGCTGTCGTCATCCTGAATCGCCTTGGAGATCGCCTCCACGTTGGAGGGATCGTCCACACCATACTTGTCGGCCAGCATCTGCAGGACGGGATCGAGCTGCTGCATCCGCGTCTCCAGCGTCTTGGTCTGCTTAAAGCGGTCGTTGATGATCTGCTGCGTACGTTCGGCAAACTCATCCTTGTACTCGCCCTTAATCAGCGCCTCGAACGCTTTCTTTCGGTCCGGGGGTTCTGCCGCCTTTTCGGGGCGTATGGGGTCGCTCTGTGCCTGCTCCGGCTGTTTGCCGTACTGCACATTTTCCAGCGATTCCGCTGCCGCCGCCGTGCCCGCTGCCGCAGGGGCTACCGCTCCCGCGCCACCGGCTGCACCGCCGCCCGCGCCGCCTCCGGCACCACCGCCGCCACCGGCGAAGAACTGCAGACCGAAAATCTCGTGCATCATACTATGCACACCTCCATCATCGTCTATCCGAAGTGTCATCTCGGGTCTTTCCCCGGAGTCCGCCGTCTGTCCGGCTGTCTGTCTTGGGTCTCTCCCCAGCGTCTAACTCAATTATGAAAAAAGCGCGGTGCGGTTTCTCACCACATCGCGCAATTTCTTCTGCTTGCTCACTCCTGCGGGGCATCGATGGCCGGCTGGATGTTGTCGGGGTACTGCTGCGCAATGCCCTCCAGCCCATGTGCCAGCATCGAGAACACCGTCATGATGCTGACCTTCTGCGCGCCCTCGTCGACCTCCGTCTCCAGATGGAGGGAGCCGGGCTGGGGCATATCGCACGCCGTCACCCTGCACATCCCCGCCTCCTCCAGCGTGGACAGCGTCTTGACCGCGGCCATCGCCAATGCGGACACCCCCGCGCAGACGATGTCCTTGCCCTCTTCAGCAAATCCCGCGTGCCCCTCAATATCCACCGTGTACCGGGAGCATCCAGCATCCCGTGTAATCAACGCCTTGATCATGTGTCATCCCTCCTTCATGCGGGCGACGTTGCCGAGGCCGCCCGCGCCCTAGCCTTACCTGCCAAGCTCGTCGTGTCCGTCTTGGTCGCGTTGCCGTATGCGTCCGACGTGGTCTCCTTGCCGTCGCGGTCCGCATTGCCCTGCGCAGATTCGCCGCTGCCCTGCCCCCACGAGGCCATCATGTTGTCCGTGATCGTCGTACCATTCTGCGCGTCGATGATCGCGGCCATTTGCGCCATCTGCTGCTGCATCATCTGCAGCTGCTGGTACATCGTGCCGTTGTTGGCAATCGTCTCCCTGACCTTTTCCTTACCCTGGAACGTCATCATATCCAGCGCCGCCAGTGCCTGATCTGCGAGGTCAGGTCTGAAAAAGCCCATGCCGTACAGCTCCTTGGCGCGCTCGTTTTCGACGACGGTCGAATACGGCGAGGATTTTTGCGCCGTGACCTTGATGTCGAAGATCGGCACGCGGAAGCCCTCGTTGAGTCCGTACTCAGGACCCAAGGGTTTCTCGGCGATCTGGCGGCCTGTGAACTGCACAAACTCCATCTGGCCGCGCTCACCCACGATGCGGAAGTACCGGCTCTCGGTATAAAACTGCCGCATCAGGTCGATGACCATGTAGCACACCGCCGCGTGCGAACGGTAGGCGGACTTGATCATGTCGCGGGAGAGCTTGCTGCCCGCCTCCTGCAGCGCGGCGATGGCGGAAGCCGCCGTCACGCCGGAGGACGTGCCGCCTTGCGAAAAGTCGCGGTTGCCGCTCGTCTCCTTAAGCTCGTCGATCTTAAGGGAACGCACGTTGAGGTATGCCTCCGAAAGATTGGGAATCTCAACGGGCATAATGGACTCGTTGGGATCGCCGTTGCCGGAATAATGGACAAAGTCCTTTGTCCAGTCGGTGTACTCCGCCTCGTTGATGTTGCCGTCTCCCTTGACAAAGAACCTGGGCCTGCTGCCCATCACGGCGTGCTTGAGAATGACCTGATCCAGCTTGTCGATGTAGATCTGCGCGTCCTTGCACACGTCGATGTAGCCGAATCCCGCAGGAGTGCCCTCCTCAGGGAAGAGCGTGTCGAACACCACCGGGTACTTGCCGTGGTCGTAGTAGCCCTTGGCGGCGTAGACGGGGTCGTTTTGCGAAGCATACAGCACCGTCTCGCCGGTAAACTTGCAGTAGTGCAGCACCGTGCGCCCGTCCTCGCCTTGAAGCTTGTAGTACCAGTCCACCACGATGCACTTGTCCGTGGTATCGATGTTGTCGTCGTAGACGTACTTAGCCACGTCCAGCGATGCGTAGGTACTCGGGTCCTTGAGGCCGGGGTACTGCTGCAGCAGCACGTCGCGGTCGATCAGCTCCACGTGAAAGAGGTTGCGGCTCTTTTGTATGTCGGTGATCCCCGGCTGCCAGAACAGGTTGAGCAGGTCGAGCGGACGAATGTCCACGTCCCCCAGACCGTTTTCCTTGCGCGCATCCCAAAAGATGCCCATCACGCCCGTGCCCGCCTTGAGCTTATACCACCACATATCGCTGTAGGCTTGCTCATAATCGTTCTGCTCCAGCACCACGGGCAGGATGCTGGAGAGGAGCTTGGCATCGGCCTCGTCGTCACGCTCTCTCGGCAGCACGTTGGGCTCCGGGTAGTTGTCCATCGCATCTGCGTGCTTGTTGGCGATGCAGTTAAACAGCCAGCCGGACGCGGGCTCCGGGTCTCCGGGGTTCTTTGCGCCCCGCTTGATCTGCCGCCAGTGCTGGAGCTTCCACCAGTCCTCGTTTTCGACAATTCGGCGCTCGAGCGCGACCTTGCCCTCCTTGTATTTGCGCAGCGTGGCCATGGCCTCCGCGATCTCTTCGCGGCCAATCGGCCCCGGCTGCGCCAATGCAGCTGCCTCCGCCGCCGCACCGGGCAGGTCTACACCAGCACCTGCAGCGCCTTCGGCGGCGAGCGGCACTGCGGGCACCATGCCCGCCGTCATCGTCGGGTCGCTCTGCAGCATCGCGATGCCTTCTTCCGGCGTGGGCGGCACAACCTGCTGCCCCGCGCCGAGCTGCGGAATGCCTCCGATCTGCTGCTCCTCCATCGGCAGCCCCTGCTGCCCTGCCTCCTGTCTGCGTCTTGCCATCTATATATCCCTCCAAATCCGTCACAAGCGGAAGATGCTGTACTTGTCCTTGACCTCGGTGATGTCCTTGTCCCTGTCGAGCGGGTCGTACTGCGGCGCAATCGGCTCTGCCACCACGCGCGGCGGCAGCGGCGAGAGCATGCAGAAGTATCTGACCTCGTCCGCGACGTGATCCTCCTGCGTCGTGTCCAAGTCCTCCGGCTTTGTCTCCGAGTAGGACAGCAGCGGGATCGTGCGGCGGAAGGCCTTGCAGCCTTCAAATACATACATCATCGCCTTGCCCGCCTCGTCAAACGCCAGCCGGTAATGCACCTGCATCCAGCCGGGAATGCGTGCGTTGTCACCCGGCTCAAAATACACGCCGTGCTTGGCGGCAACATCCGCCACGCTCACGCCGCGCGAAGAGTCCCAGATGGAGGGGTCTGCAACGCCGTCCACCTTGCAGCCTCTCAGGTACGGATGCTCTCGCTCGATGCGCCGAATCTCGTCGAATATCTTGTCCGGGGTCCACTTAACGCCCTCGTTGGGAGTCTCCGTGCAGCCGTACAGCTCCAAGATGCGGTACATCACGCCCTCCTCATCCACCGCCCACCAGCCCACCGAAAACGGCTTGGCATAGCCAAAGTCAAAGCTCCGATACCGTCGCCAGTGCTTGGGCGGCGTGAATGCCTTGACGATGTGGGTGTGCTGCTCCTCGCCGATCTCCGCGCCATCGCCGGGATCGATGAAGTCCTCAAAAAACTGCCCCTCGAATACATCCCATCGCCCATACAGCCACGCCTCGCGCAGCTTGGGCGGCAGAGCCTCCAGCTGTTTGATGTAGTCCGGCTGGGAGGCCATCAGGGCGGCGTTGTCCGTCACGAGCGCCTGAATAAATGTGTAATCCTGCGGGTCCTCGCCGCTCTCATACTTGCGGTCGATAAAGATGCGTTTGAAGTAGGCGTGCCCCTGTCCGCCGGGGTTGCAGGTGTAGTACATCCGCTTGGGGTAGTTATTCACGCCGCGAAGGCACGCGGCAATGACCTCGACCTGATGCTGGGACAGCTGCGTCGCCTCGTCCAAAAAAATCACGTCGTACTCCACGCCCTGCAGCCTGTCCAAGTCCTGATCCCGCGCGCAGTAGCTAAAGTTGATGGAGGACCCATTCTCAAATTTAAGCCGCTTGTCCTTGTCGTTATACACGGCGATCCCCAGCAGCTCCTGCCGAAGGGTCAGGATGTGGTTGTTGATCAGCTCCGGGTACGTCCGGCGCACGATCAGGATACGAATTCCGGGGTAGCGCAGCGCCAGCAGCTTGGCCTTGGTGCGCACTGCCCAGCTCTTCCCGCCGCCGCGCGCGCCGCCATAGCCGACGTGCTTGGTGTGCGCCGTCAAAAACAGCCGCTGCCGCTCCGACGGCGGCTGAAGATGCATCTCTATCATGAGCTGTACTCCTCCAGCGCAGGATCATCCATCACAACGCGGATTTCGGCGGCATCATCCTTGTGCGCGGCCTCGTCCGCCTTGCGCTGATCGAGCTTGAGACGCTCAGCTGCCAGATCCATGGCCGACTGCTGGGGCAGCGTAGGAATCCCGTAGAGGTCACGCACCACCGCAGCCAGATCGCGCATCGCGCCGGTCAAATCCTTGACGGCCTTGGTGTCCAGCTTGCCGTACTCCTTTTCTATCTCGTCCGAATCAAATCCTCGTTTTTGGGTGACAATATACCGATAAAATTGCGTTGCGTCCTGAAAACACGCCTCCACCACGTCCACCATCTGGTCAGCGGCGTGCTGGAGCTTAATCAGACTCTGCGCGCGGCTCCTCCCTGCTGCCTTGCTGGCTTGCTGCAACATCTCTTGAGCCAGCTCTGTGCGATACTGTTCGCGGGCGGCCACCCAGCCGTCCGCAGCCGACCTCCTGCGCACTGTATAGGGAGAGAGATGATACTTGGCAGCGATCTGGCGCAGACTGATGTCCTGCGTCGCATACTCGCCCTTGAGCAGATCCCAATCTACCTGCTGCTCCGTCACAATATCACCTCCTGCCTCCATCATGCCAAAAAAAAATTTGAAAATCTCACCACTTTTTTTCAAAAAGGTGTTGACATACCACCCATTGGGTGGTATAATCTAATCAAGGTAAGGGAGAGAGGAAAAGAAAAAATCCCAAGCCACCAAATAGCAACCACCACACACACCACCAACAAGTCAAGGAGGACAAAAAAATGAAGCTCAACAAGAACACTCTCACCGCCATCAACAACCACGCCTCCAAGGGCGAGACCGAGTTTTTCGTGGGCGCGTACCGCTACCAAATCAAGGACGACGGCAGCGTCATCCGCTGCGAGCAGGTCGCCGGACGCACCGCCACCAGCGACTGGGAGACGGTCGCCAGCTGGGACGCGGCTGCTGATCGATTCGTCGTGCCGGGAGCAGAGGCAGAAGCCGAAGCTCCCAAGGAAGAGGTTGAGATGGAGCAGATCACCATCTACGCCAACTACGGCCTCCTTAGCCACGAAAAAGAGACTGTGTACTCCGTCTATCCTCTCTACGATGCGACGGTTTCCGAGCCCGTGAGGGTCGAGATCCCCAAGCAGGTCCTCGATGGGGAGAACCGCTACGGCCAGCAGCTCGTCACCTTTGACGATGACACCACTTGGCTTCTCGACGAAGTGCTTCGTGCGGTTAACAACAAGCCTGTGCTCATGTGGTACACCCTCGGTTACCATCGCAACGACGTCGGCGTTAAGCATTGGCGCAGGATGGCGCTCCCGATCATCAAGGACTGATATAAGGAGGACGTAAAATTGAAAAACTACAACGAAATGAGCATCAAAGACATCATCAGCGTACTGCGTATCAGCATCGCAGAAGATGGAGAACGGCTGCAATTTTTCTCGGAGACCAAAAGAAAGGCAGATGTGGATGCAGCGTGTGCAGCCGTCAAGGCACGCAAGCCTGAAATTATGGCGTACCTCCGCGAAAAAGCAGAAAAAGAGGCTGAATACCAACGCAGGGTTGACGGCATCGAAGGCGTGAAAGAGATCCGCGCGGCAATGACGACGTGGGAAAATTACCGCGATAAGTTTAATGATGCAATGGAGCGCGGGGACGGAATCCTGCCGAACAAACCCACCGTTGACGTGGCATTGATCTGCCGGATGTACCCCAGAGCCAATGCATACCTGCTGGCAGAGGATTATGTCTACTCCGAGCACTACATCAAGAGCAGCATCGGGACGAAAACGCTTGAGAAGATCATCTATGATGACCACTCCCCGGATGATCGTCAGTATTGGGCGGATATTATCACGACGATGAAAAAAGAATGGGAAGATTACTGCATTGCCCATATGTGGGACTAAAGGAGGACAATATTATGATGACTTTTTCTGATTTCCGCAGGGCTTGGCTTTCCGCTCTGGAGTACACTCCGGAGCAGCACGACCTGTACGTCGCCGAGTACGCCTGGCAGAACTGGATGGGCAAGCCCGGCGATGGCGACACGGACACCATCGCCCGCGTGCTGCATGCGATCTTCATCATGGCGCACGGCGGCGTCGCCGCGATCCGCAGCGTCACCGGGATGTCCCAGGTCACCTTTTCCGTCGTCTACGGCATCCCGCGCCGGAGCGTGGAGAACTGGGAGCGTGACAGCTCGGAGACCCGTGAGGCTCCGAGTTACACCCAGATGCTGCTGGGCTACGCCGTCCTGACCGACCAGCTCGCACTGCTCACCGCCGCGCGAGCCGAAGAGTAACACGCACCACCAAGGTTTTGTCAACGAAAAAAGCCACCCTGCCGAATGGGTGGCTCTTTCTTTGCACCCTTCCGGGCGCGATGATGCTCATCTATGATTGTATCACGCCCTTCGGGTTTGTCATAGTAGTATTTTCAATTTTCGTACAATTTTTCCATCATCCTCGCGTAGGGACATCTCTGGCCGTAGTCATACCTCTCGCAGTGGTCCAGTGCCCACGTTCGGCGGGCTCCGGCAGAGTCGAATCGGATCAGGCAGGCCTCCCCCGCGAACCCCTCACAGGAGATAGACTTGGTCGATTCTCGCAGGTAAAACGGGCAGATCGCGTTGGCGCTCCCCGTCGTGTTGATGGGCATGGAGGCCTCCTTCCGTTGTTGTTACAGTTGATACCAGCAGTCCCCTTCGGACGCTTCTTCGTGCGCCGTCAAGATCATCATCGCATCGAGCGCTTTCTTCAGGCTGCACTTTTTAACTTCGCGTCCTTTTTTGCTGCACATCATGCACTCGTGCCGGTAGACTGATTCGACCAGTGTGTACAGGTCTTGGCAGTTGACGATGGTTTCGTCCTTCGTTCGCGGGGCCTTGGATATCCCCGCCGGATGCACTTCGCAGCGCATGACCTGCGCGGTTTTCACAAATCGATCGGCCTGATCCGGCGTGAGCTGCTTGATGCAGTCCTCGAACAGGCTGCGCGCCGCCCATTGGATGATCCCGAGGCGCTGCTTGCTGTTGCGGATGGTGTCCAGCCTCGGCCCCAGCACGCCCTTTGCTACATCGGGGAACTCCCCTATGGCAAAGATCGTCTGGAGGCTCTGCTGCTCCATCCAGTTCAGCGGTCTTCCCGCAGCCGCAGGAGCCTTCTCCCGCAGCTTTTGCGCCATCTCGGCGTACTTCTTCTTGTTGGCCTTGGATTCTTTGCTGCTGATGTCCTTTGTGTGTCCCATTCTTTATTTTTCTCCATTCATGCGGTCTATCAGTCTCTTGTAGACACGCTCAATGCATTCTTCCGCTTCTGGATTTTCGTAGATGTTGGCACGATATAATATCGTTGCGCCCTTCACACCGTCAATGTCCGCGACGATCTCCATCTCCGCGTCGCCTCCCCCGCGCCGTAGTTGAATGCTGCGAATGTAGCGGCTGTTGTAAGCGCGCTTGCCGTCGTATGCGCCGATCATCATGGCCGTTCGTCCTCCTTATGGTTTAGTGCTCACGGAAACGGGGAACTCGGTATGGAAATGCAGCTCGTAATGGTACGGGTCGGCGTGTGTGCCAGTAATATCCTCGACAACATACATCGTGTAATAGTTGAGATAGATGTAATTCTTCTTATACGTCCCAGGGCCAGTCTTAACCGTGACAACCAGCTCATTGGTGCTATTGTTGGAGATGTCCATGTAACCTTCGGCGTATAGGATAATCCGATCGGTACGGGCATTATATACGGTGATACGCCGCTCAGACTCAAAATACTGCGCCTGTTTGGACATATTGTAGTTGACCTTATCGGCTTCGGTGCATCCCGTCAGCACCATCACAAGGCACACGGCCAACGCTGCAATCAGTTTCTTTTTCACTTTTTTTCCTCCTTTACTACTTCGTCCTCTCCAAACATCGCGCCGATCTGCTCAGCAAGCTCCACCGCCCGCAGCGCCGCGAACAGGTGCTGGCGCGTCTCGTCCAGCCGTGTCAGCGCCTCGTCGTCCCGCCGCTCCTGTGCGTGGCGGGTGTTGGTCTCATTTGTGCGGATCAGCCGCCGAAGAAACTCAATCGTCGTCATTGGTCTTGCCTGCCTCCCTTGCTGCATCGCTCTCCTTGAGCATCTGCGGCAACACCGCCTCTGCATAAGCGCACGCTGCCATATACTGCACCTCGTAGATTGTGCCGCCATGCACATCCTTGACGCGCGCCTTAAAGTCTTCTATTCCACTAAACCAGCACCCGGCGCGGACAAACATCGCTCCGTCCTTATCGATGTAAAAGTAGGCCGTCCGATGCTCACTGCCGATATTGGCGATTTGCACATACAGACCGTCCAGCACTCGCCCGCCCTCGAACGTTGCACGCACATCATTATACTCGCCCAGCTTGCAGCCGTAACCCAGCTTGCAGCAGTTTCCCAGCTTGCACCAGTCGCCCAGCTTGCAGCCGTAGCCCAGTCTGCACTCGTCGCCCAGCTTGCAGCCGTAGCCCAGTCTGCACCAGCCGCCCAGCTCGCAGCCGTAACCCAGCTTGCAGCCGTAGCCCAGCTTGCACTCGTCGCCCAGCTCGCACCAGTTGCCCAGCACGCACTCGTCGCCCAGCTCGCACCAGCTGCCCAGCTTGCAATCGTTGCCCAGCTTGCAATCACTGCCCAGCTCACACTCGTTGCCCAGCTCGCACCTGTTGCCCAGCTTACACCCGTAACCCAGCTTGCACCTGTTGCCCAGCTTACACCCGTAACCCAGCTTGCACCAGTCGCCCAGCTCGCACTCGTTGCCCAACACGCACTTGTCTCCGAAGATTACTCTGTCCGCCGCACCAAAGTTGATTTCCGTGCAGTCCGTGCCGTCCGGGATAACCAGATAGCCGCTCTCGTTGCGCTTCAGCGCGTTAAACTCCGCTTGTGTCATCTTACGCATTTTCATCCTCCATCTTCGCGCCGCAGTTGGGGCAGTATGACGCATACTCGTAACCGTGGTCAAATATCCCAAAGGTACGAGTGTAATCAAAAAAGCAATGGCACGCAGAGCATTCGTAGCCATATTCGATTTCTCTCCATTCCCACGTGCCCCTGCGCACCGTCTCCACGTCGGCGGGCAGAATGCTGTCAATCGCCTTGATCGCATCGTCATACCCGTCCATGTACCCCTGCTTATAAAATCCACCTATGTACCCCTGCCTGTAAAACCCGCTGCCGAGGTTGCGGTCGTGCTCCTTTTCGGCGCGTCGCTTGGTCAGCAGCCGCAGCAGCTCGTCGCGGTCGATAGTGTCAGTCATTGTCTTCACTCCTTTGCTTTACCCACTCAGAGATGGAGCTTGTATTTGTATTCGTAAACTGCTAGTTTCCCATCCGACGCAGTGACGGTGATTTTTGTAGGCCAATCCGACACAACACCCTTGGGCTTATGGGTTTCCTCGATAACTTTCTCGATATGGATATGTGACTTTTCGCACTCGATACATTTCATTTCGTCATTGTAGAGCTGGCCGCACGTTTCGCAGCGGTAGTGTTCTTCTTTTCTCATTCTGCTTCGCCCTCCTCAATCATTTCGATCATTTTCTCCGCAAAATCTTTCGCGCCAACGATATATCCGATGGTCACCTTTACACTTAGAGCGTCCGCGCCGATGCACTCATACTCGCCCTGTGCCATCTCCCCGATAAGCTCCAGCGCCGCCTTGCGGATATCGTCTGCCGTGATGTTCATCTGGTTGCCCTCCGTCTCTTGGCTTTTCGTTCTGTGCAGCCCGTGCCCGGCCGGCACGGGCGAGAGTGTCCGTTGACGCCGATGTAATCGCACCATGCCGTCTGTCGTGTGCGCCGATTGCCAAATCCAATCTCACCCGCCATCACCCTGACATATACGCAGCCCTTGCAGGTCTCGTCACACATTCAGTTCATCGCGTGCCGCCCCCATGCTCTCGGTATAGTTCCGCGCCGTCTCCATCGCCGCGCGATAGCCCTCAAGATATTTTTCGCGCCCATACGACGTATCGCGCCAGTATTTTTGTATCTGCCGATACTCTCTGCTCAGCATCTCCATAAGCATTTTACGGTCCACAGGCCCCACCGCCTCGTCATATGCACTGACTACGTCCGCCGGCGCAGCCTGGGCTAAATAGCCAGCGACCTTGTGATACGCATAAAACGCTCGTTCCACCGCTCTTTTTCCCGCGCGCGTCTTTGGCTTTTCCGCCAGAAGCTCATCCAGCCACTCAGATATGCACGCCCTCAGAGCGCTTTTTTTGATATATTCTTCCATGCTCAATCCTCCTCGATAATCAAAATCTCCACTCTCGGACGTTCCCGATCCACGTCAAACTCGTCGGAAAATCCGCTGATGTACCTCCATCCGTCGCCGCCGAGCACGCCGTTTTCGACGAGCGCATCCTGCACAAACTTGTGTGCAAAGGCGATGTTGTCCATGTCTCTTCGGCGGTTCGGCTCGATCCATTTGTACTCCAAACGCACCCTTTTCCCGACCTGCAAGCCCTTGAGTTGGGCACGAATATACCAGCCGATCAGCTCCTGCGTGTCCCGTTTGAGGCGTGCGGCAGCCCTCGCGCCGGAGATCTTTCGCTCCGTGTCGCTGTACTCATTCAGGCCCGGCAGCGTGCCCTCAATGACGAGCTTATACTCCATCTCGCGCCGCCTCCCATTCATCCACCGCAGCGGGCGAGAAAAGCCCCTTCATGCGCCATCCGCCCATCACCCTTGCCGAGTATCCAACGATGCTCTTCGCGCCGTATGTGACCGCTCTGGAGACCGCTCGGAGCACCATCTCCGGGGACATGCCCCCGCCCGCTCCCGTATTCGCCACGAGAGCGTCCAGTTCCACCGGATTCGCCTCGCGCCCCGTCAGGCGCAGAAAGCCATCGGAGATCGTCTCCCGCACCTGATCCTCGAAGTTATCCACAGGCAGCGGTGCCGTCTCGCGCGCGCAGACAGCTAGGGTGGTAGGGTCGTCATTAAGGTCATCTATGGTACGGTTAGGTACGGTACGCGCATTACTTGCGTTACATGTAACGCCGTTGTAACGCATTACATCTGCATTACATTCGTGCATTACATCTGCGTTACAGTTCTCTGATTCCATTCGCTTTTTTGCGTTACGGTAACGCTTGACGCGCTCTGCATTTTGTTTGCGTTTCTCCTCGCGCTTGTCGCGCAGCATCATGACGTGTTCGTCCCAATCGTGGATCATGTAATGCTCGTCCGGCAGCACGTCCAGCAGGCGGTTCGCGACCAGCGCCTCCAGCAGCGCGGAGGCCTTACCCCTGTACTGCATGATGACATCCAGCCGACCCGCATCCAGATCATTCAGCACGCCGTCCTCCCGGTTACCCAGCGCCCAGACCCAGAGCCGGACGAGCTTGCCCACGAGGGCATCGCTGTCCAGCTTCAGGGCCTTGGCGGCGCGTAGGACCTTGGGATGATCCGGCAGGGTATCATGCACCTCGATCCATGCCATCTCTTACATCTCCATCTTCTGCTGCTCGGCTTCCTGTGCCTCTGCCTGTTCGCGGTCCAGTTCTGCCACGATGGCAGCATCCTCGTCAGAAACCACGAATTCAGGCGTGATGTCCATGGGTGCTTCCATGTCATCGACCTTACCAGTGGCAAGTGCTTCCGCTGCCGCCATGGTGCTTGCGTCCGCTTTCATCTGATAATCGATGGAGAGGATGCCCCACTTCCCAATCAGTCTGCGCAGCACGGTTTTCGCAGCCATTGCATCAAAATCGGTGCGCCAGCCCTTTCCCATATACTTGCCTTTGCGGTTCTTCTCCTCGTGCTTGACGATCTGCTTCCGGCTCATGTAGATGGTCTTTTCCATTCCATTTGTCAGGCGATAATATCCGCACCAGCCAACAATCGGGAGCGCATCGCGTTCATCCTCATCCTCAACAAATTCCAGCTCTACGTCCTCCGTCAGGCGGTTGTAGCTCACCAGCTCGCCCTCTCGTACATCGACCACGTTGATCTTCTCGTATGCGCCGGTACGCATCGCCAGCTGCAGCAGTCCGCGATACCCAATCACGAACGATGCCTCCATCACATAGGAGCCGTCATCTTTCCGATTGTTGAAAGGCACGATGTAAGCATATCCAAGCGTCGGGTCAATCGGCAGGTCAAAGGTCGCGGCCTTGAGCGCGCTCTGAATCACTGTAATTGGCGCATTCATGAACGCCTTCTGCAGATTTTTGTCTCCGTTGACCATGCTGACGATAGAGGAGACGAACTGCGGTGCGCGCTTGCCCAGCAGCTCGTCGAAGCGCTTGCGGTAGCCTTCGCGGTCGAGCAAAGAGTTGAGCATCACGCCCACAGAGGCGGTAGCGGTAGCGGGAGCAGTGGTGCGCTGCTGAACGGCAGCAGAAATCTTAGTCATAATCATTTGCCCTCCTTAACGGTGAATCTGGTGCTGGTGGTGGTCTTGTAGTACGGCGCAAAGTCGACGCCGGGGAAGTCCTTTTGATAGGATTTGGCATCGAAGGTGGTGCGGCTGGTGGGGATGTTGTCCACCTTGATCTTGCCGCTCACGCCGTGCCGCGCGCCCATCAGGGACAGGATGATGGACTGTTTCCATTTCTCCTGCTCCTTTTCAAGCGTCTTGATCTGGTTGCCGAGGTCGATGTAGTTCCTCAGCGCCGGAGACGCGCCGAGGTCGATGGTGTCATCCGTGATCCCCATGCCCGCAGCGGCCTTCACGGCCTCTGTGGTGGCCTTTTCGCCGTCCACGGATGGCGGAGTATTGGTCAGGATGTGATCCTGCCAGAACGCCTTCTCCGCGTCCATCAGCGCGTCAATCTCGCCCTGATCGACGTATACGCTGCCCTCGCACCACTGCGGTGTCTCGTCCACCTCGTAGCGCGTCATCTGGTAGATGTGAAGGCCCTCGCCCAGCACCAGCACCGCCAGATACCAGCGCTCGTACTCCATGATCGCCATGTAATGCACGCACTGGCAGTAAAAGCGGTCGGGGAAGCTGCCGTTTTTGTAGGTCTTGACGTTCCAGGCGCTGGTAGTCTTGCACTCCAGTCCGCACTTGCTGTGACCGACGATCCTGCGGTCGATGTTGGCAAGGCTGTAGGGGTATTTGTCGTTGGCGTAGATCGCGTTGGCACGCTGCACCTTGAAGCCGGAGGCCTCCGTAAAGCGCTTGGCCACATAGTCCTCGAGGTCGCGCCCGATGCGCATCGGCTCGGTGTCCGGCTTGGGCGGGAGGATTCCCTTTTTGTCCGCGTAGATCGACCAAGGGGTCGAGTAGTCATTCATGCCCACCAGCGCAGCCGCGTCGCTGCCGCCGATGCCCTTGCGGCGCTGTTCCAACCATTCTTCGCGGCTCATGTCCGCCGTGCTCACAAAAACGTAGGTGCTCATCTATAGATCCTCCTCACATAATCGTTGCCCGTCAAAAAATCATGCCAGCCGAAGCACTCGCACCAGCCGCCCCTGACCGCCTTTGCCCGGAAATAGAGCGGACGAATCTCTATGACCTCCATCTCTACCCATCCCGCGCCGCCGACGTGGCTGCTCAGCTTGCGCGTCAGGCGCTGCCCGACCTGCACGTTGGCCTGTGCGCGGAAGCGCTCCACGCCCTTGTCGCAGACCTGCGGATCGTTCGCCTCCAGCGCCCTTCGTGCCCATCCGGCGTTGTGGCCGGTGACGTAATCGATTGCCACCTCACTGCGCGCCACACCCAGCGCCTTGCACAGCTTGTCCATCGTCTTGGGAGTTGCCAGCCGTATCTCCGTCTCGTACTCCACGATGGTGTGTTCCGATACGCCGGAGGCCTTCGCCAGTTCTTTCCGCGTGTATCCGCGTTCCGCGCGGATCACCGACAATCTTCTTGTATTTCCTCTGTCCATGTGTTATACTCTCCTTGGTGGTGTGGAGTTTTTGTTGTTCTCCGCATTGTGTGTGCTGACCGCTGGGTTCTTCCCAGCGGTCCTTTTTTTATCTCACGATCCTGCCGTGCCGCTTCGCCACCTTGCGGTAGCTCATGCGCTTGCGCTCGGCGGTCGCGTCGATCTTTTCTTGTCCCCAGGTGGCCATGCGGTCAATCGCCAGCATCAGGATGCCGATGATCCCCACAATCATCACAAACGCGCAGATCAGTCTCCCCATCTGCAGATACAGCTCACTCAGTCCCATTTTTCAATGTCCTCCTTCTTCGCTGGAAACAGCTCCAGCGGATTTTTGCATCCCAGCCACCTGCAGATCGCCGCGACTTCCCACCATGTAAAAGCCCGCTCTCCCTGCAGCTTGCGCCACAGCGCCGAGCGCGTGATGCCCAGCGCATCGGCCAGCTGGGATCGGTTTACCTTCTTGGCCTCCAGCGCGTAGAGCAGCGGCTTGAAGCTGTGAACCTGCATCACTTATCCCTCCGATCCATCACCGCGTTGAAGAGCTGCCCCTGCACCATGTAGGCGTAAAACGGCAGGACGTGGATGCAGCTGCTGCCGCGCTTCACGCCCCGGTTGTTGCCAAAGGCAAAGGGGCAGCTCCCCTCGTAGATCGTGTTCAGCAGCCATTCGGTGTCCTTGCCGAGGTATCTGGCCACCTGCTTCGGCAGCAGGATGCCGTCGGTGCTCTGGTTCTCTACCAGATCGTACAGCTCATCGTACTTTTCCAGCACGATCTTCGGCACGATCAGCTTGCCCTCTTCCATTGCTTATCCCTCCTTTCCAGCCGCTTCCGGCTGCGCCTCCTGCGGCGGCATGGTCAGCGACGCGCTCATGCCCTCGGCATAGCCGAGGATGTACGCCCTGTCCACCTCCGACAGCTTTTTCATGAGCTTGTCCATCTCTCGCAGCATCTGCTTCTCTTTTTCCGACATCTCTTTCCCTCCTGTTGATTTTTGTAAACATCGGTGTTAGACTGTGGATAACAATCTTTAATAAGGTAGGCGATTCTTTCATGGACTCAGGAAAATTTCTGCTCATCCTGTTTGCAGGCCTTATCGTGTACGGGCTATTCCGGCTCTCCGTCCATCTCTGGAACTCATTCGTTGACTGGCTTGCGGACACCGCATAGCCACGCATCAAGGACTGGTTCAGGAGGCTAGGCGATTCCATCAGACACCGAGAACCTTTGTCTGATTCGGCGAAGGTAGCCATCATATTCGCCGCTTTGATGGTCACTGCGGTAGCTCTTCTTTGGGGAATCTCCGCAATGGAGTCTTCCGTCGAAGAATCTTTCCCGGTCGCAAACACCACCGTTCCCTCCGTGAGTTTCATCAGGGCCAACCCACACACCACGGCTTACGTTGAATCTCCGCAACCGACATCGTTTCAGTATTACTTCTCTACTCGATCCACTGCGCCAACCCGCGTGCCAACCGTCAAGCCGACACGGACTCCAACGCCCACACCGACGCGCGTAGTTTACACGCCAACGCCATCGGCAGAGGATGCAGAGATCATCGTCTACGTCACGGAGTACGGAAGCAAATACCATCGGAGGAGCTGCGGCTCTCTGTGGAACAGCTGCTATGAGATCACGCTCAGCAAGGCGATTGCGAACGGCTACACGCCTTGCAAGAAGTGCAACCCACCGAAGTAATCATTCCCACGCCCCCTTTCCGTCGGCTTGTATTACTCATCCGTTGAGTATACTATACATCAATCAGTCAGCACTGTCAAGATATTTTTACTCAATTATTGAGTATTTTTTCTTGACATTTTGACTCATGTGGAATAAAATACATATTGAAAGGAGGGCAGCAATGAAGGATAGGATAAAGATGCTCCGAAAAAGCACGCAAAAAAACCAGACGGACTTTGGCGCTATGATGGGCGTGAGTATGTCCGCAGTGCAAAAGTGGGAAATGGGACTCAGCGTGCCGTCAAACTCCGTCATCGAACTGATGGCGCAGAAGACTGGAGTTAACGAACAATGGCTGCGCACCGGCGAGGGGGAGATGTTCAGTCCCCAAACGCGCAACGAGGAGCTGGCCATATTCTTCGGCACGATCCTCAAGGACACCGACGAAAGCTACAAAAAACGTCTGCTGTACGCTCTGAGCAAGCTGGACGAATCCCAATGGCAAGTCCTGATTGACTTGGAAAAACTAATGGCAGGCGAGGAATAACCTCACCTGCCATTGGTTTTAATCCGGCGCATTCAGCAGCGATGTTATGAACAGCAATACGATTCGGAGTTGTTCGTCGGTCAGTTTGTGCAGCATCTCGATGGTGATCCCCAACATGTTTGCCTCCTATATATCCATGCGCTGACGCATCATAGTCCGGTAAAATCCGCCGCGCCCGTTGCGGCGGCGCGGCGGTCGGCGGCTCATGGCTCAAGGGGGGTTACAGGAGGAAGCCCGCCGTCAAGAACAGCGTACACCCAGCGGATGCGGAAATCCATATCGGGTTACCGCATCCGCATTCATGATGCTGGACATGGGCTGAATTTCGCCTGAATTTGTCATTTCCCGCGCACACAGAAAGGAGGAATGGATATCACCACCACCATCGAAAAAGCTCTGGATATGCTGTCTAAGCTGTATACGGATAACGCATACACGCTCGATCAGATATCCGAGCAGAGCGGCGTTGGCCGCACCACCGTTTACAACTACTGCAACAAGCGCGTCAAATCTCCCTCTATCGACACGATGGAGCGCATCGCATCCGTCTACGGCTATTCCGTTTCCGAACTTCTGGCGCTCGACGGCACGCCGCTCGACCCCGAAACGCAGGAGGAGATCAACACGCTGGAGCAGCAGCTCGCCGATGAGCGCGACGTTGCCCAGAGCATGGAGGTCGACTTCAAGCGCCGGATGCGCGAACTGCGAAGGGAGAATGAGGAAATGTCCGGCAAGCTCTCCGAAATCGACAACCGCCTGGACATCGCCATACGGGAATTCCAAACGGCCTCACGGGATAAGCGCGTGCTGTTCGTTTGCTTTGTTCTTGTTATCGTCCTCCTCATCATCGTCATGGTTTACGCGGGCTTTGCCTACTTCGCGTTTGATATGGCGGACAGCACCAAAGGCATTTATCGAGGGTAAAAAAAAGTTCCCCTCAGACCCGCAACGTCTGAGGGGAGTTACCTTGTAGCGCACGCATCCTGACCACCGGAAAGGTCATGCCATGCATCTATATTGTAGCGCATTTTTCGAAAAAAAGAAAGGGGAATTTTCATGCCACGGCCAAAAAAAGCCAAGCCCAACCGCAACGACGGGCGATACGAAGTCAAAATCACCGTCGGGACCGACATCCACGGCAAGCCCATCCGCAAATCCTTTTACTCTGATGTCTCAAAGGCCGACGCGGTGCGTCAGGCGGAAGAGTACAAGATTCAATCCGAGTCTGCATTGCGATCCGCCGCCGAGATTATCGACGACGATGTAACCTTCAGAGAGTGGGCGCAGGAATGGCTGAAAACCTACATCCAGCCTCATGTGGACGAAAATACCTATCAGTTCACCTACGAGAACACCATACGGAATCACCTCTCGCCTGCGCTCGGAAGGCTGAAGCTCATCAACATCAAGCCCATCAACATCCAGAAATTCTACGCGGCGAAGACGGATTATTCCGTCTCCATGCTCAAAAAGATGCATATGTGCCTGATGGGCATCTTCGACACCGCCGTGGACAATGGTATCCTGCGGGCAAATCCCGCCAAACACATCAACTTCTCCAGCGATGCAGAGGAGCATGAGAAGCACGCCCTGCCGGACGATCAGATTGCCTTCTTGGAGCAGTTTGCCCTGCAGGAGAATATGCCGGAGATCGCGCTGCTGCTGGAGACCGGGATGCGGCGCGGTGAGATGCTCGGCCTGATGTGGAGCGACATCAATCTGTCGGAAGGAACCTATTCCGTGAACCGATCCCTCGCGGATGTGCGCGGAAAGGGCGTGGTGATCCGTCCGCCGAAGAAGGACTCCTACCGCACCAATCCTCTCTCTGAGGCCGCCAGCGCCATTCTCAGAGGCGTTCCGCGCGAGGGGCTGTACTTGTTCCCCAACAAGCTGGGGAACCTCCAGAGCCCAAATGCGTGGTCAAAGAGGATGGCTTCCTTCATGCGGCGCGCCTGCAAGCTGCGCCCGGACATTCCAATGGTCACTGCGCACGAACTCCGCCATACCTACGGGACCAAACTCCGCCGAGACGGCGTTGATATTTACACCATCGCCAAAGTTCTGGGCCACAGAGACATCAATGTTACAGCCAACGTATACGTCAAGGAAGATGTAAAAATGTTGCGTGAAGCCCTCGGAATCGCTTCCTCAAAAACCGAAAACTCGGTACAAGTGTCGTCAAAGTGTCGTCAAGTTATACCTTCATAACAAACACAAAAAATCCCTTAACTCAAGTTTTTACCTGAATCAAGGGATTTTTCGATGGTGCGAGAAACAGGACTTGAACCTGCATGAAGGTATCTTCACTAGTACCTGAAACTTATCTGCTGACTTTAAGAAATGCCGAAAAAGTCGATAATTCAGGCATTTCGTGCGCTACACAGCAGGTGTAACAAGCTGTAAAAGGGTATAAAATGTCGTCAAACTGTCGTCAAAACGCAGAAAGCACAAATGTTGTATGCCATTATCGGCTCTTCTGGTACGCTTCGTGAGTCTTCACAACATCTTTCATGCGCTCGTCCTGACAAGCTCTGATCCATTCCATGAGCATCCGCGCCTCCTCGGAGGACGGGTGCTCCTTTTTTTGCTGCATCGCCAGCCCCTGCAGGACCTGCGCGTGCTGCAGCTCGTCAGACGAAAGTTTGATGTATGCCTGCGCCATGCCGGGGTTCTTCTCGCGGAAGTGCATCGCGTCCTTGGCATAGTCCCGCGCATCGTTGATCTCTTCGTCGATCTGCTCGTAGAGCATCGTCAACTCGTCCATCATGCCTTAACCACTCCAATCGCCATGTTGGTGATGGTGGGTGCAGCCGTGCCGTCGACGAGGACGGACAGCCGCGCATTGCCGCAGCACATGACGCGGACGATGGCGGTGATGCCGACGTTGGCAGATTCCGTTGCCGCCGTGGCGATGGTCTCGGTCGCCGTCGCGCCGGAGACAGCCACGCCGTCACGCTGGAGGGTCAGCGTCACGTTCCCCGCCGCAGCCGCCGTAAAGGTCGCGGAGATGTTGACGAGGTAGTACCCCGGCTCCTTGACGTTGATCGTGCTGCCCGTCGCATCGATGCACGGACCGTAGCGATGGATGATGCTGCCCACGGGCACTGTGTTCCCGATAGGCACGGCGGTGCTGGTGGTGTTCGCGGTGTAAATCAGACTCTTTGCCATGATTCTTCTCCTTTCGCAAAAAAGGCAGGGATTGCCCTGCCTTTCAAAGTCGGCCAACAGGGCCTAGAAGTTGTTGCCGTTGCAGCAGCCACCGTTACAGAAGGGCGAAGGCCCCGCGTTGTAGGAGTAGCCGTTGGGATAGCGGACTACGCCGTACATCTGCTCACGAACGAAGAGCTGGTTGTTCGTCTGCTCAAGCTGCGCAATGCGCTGTTCAAGTTGGGACTTTTCCAGCGCGGCGAACTTCGCGTCGATGTTCGCGTTCACGCCGTCGATGGCGCGCTGCGTGTTGCAGCAGCACTCTGCCAGCTGCCCCTGAATGGCGTTGCCGGTCTGCATGAGGGCCATGTTCGTACCGTTCTGCGCCAGCGCCATCTCCTTGCCGAGCTGACCGATGCCGCCCTGCATCTCGTAGCCGAGGCTGCAGACGCCGTTGCCCAGATTGGTCAGGCGGTCGTTGACCTGGCCGAACTGCTGGCCGAACAGGATTTCCTGCTGGCTGGCAGCGGTCGCATACTGGCCGTAGTCGTTCTGGCGATTCCAGCCGTTGCCGCCGAAGCCGAACATGAAGAGGAAGAGCACGACGATCAGGAACCAGCCGCTGCCGAATCCCTCACCGTCATTGCCGCGAGTCGCGGCAGCGATGTCGGAAAGACTGAAGTTTTCCATGGTGATTCTCCTTTCATTTATTCGCAAACCGTTGCGCACCGGCTTACTTCAGAAATTGCATAAAGTTCTGAGCTGGCTCCTTGAGCTGCTCAAATTGCTGCGGGCTCATCTGGCCGGACTGGAGCAGACGGATGATCTCCTGCTCTGCCTTTTGAGGAGTCATGCCCCGCGCGAATTTCTTGAATTCCGCGAGCATCTGCAGCGGGTTGTTAGGCCTGCTGGGCGGGAGGTTCCGAAACAGGCTGCTTGCCATAAGCCATCACCATTCCTTTCAGCTCGTCGAACTCTTTCCGGGTGACGTATTCCGCCGGGGGCGGAGCGGGCGCAGGAGTCTCCGCCTCTTCTGCAAAGCGGAAGCGCCGTATCGTCGGGAATCCTGCGCTGTCGGTGGACTTGACATAGAGGATGTCGTCCCCCTCGTCAAACAGCGCCACGACCTCGTTCGGGTTCATCTGGAAAGCCTTGGCACCGTTGATCCCCGACACGCGCAGAAGCTGTCTGGCGGGCATCTGAGGCGTGCCGGGCTGCTGCCACATGGGGCGCTGCCCATAAGGATTCATGTAGGGGTTCATGTAATTGCTCATTTGCCGCACCTCCTGCTTTTATTGTGCAAAAAAACAGGCCCCTTCGCGATTACGCGAAAGAGCCTGTTTATGCCCTGTTTCATATCATTTTCGTGACATCACGAAAATGGTCGTATTTTCCCTTCCAGCACGCCGAACCCCGCTTGGAGCACGCGCACGATCTGGGTGCGGGAGAGGCCGAATTCCTCGGCTACCCGCTCGTAGGGAACGCCGTCCAGAAAAACCCTGCGGCAGATCAATCTGTTCCGCTCTGCGTTTCTCCCGATGATGTTCTCGTCGATCAGCTCACCCAACTCGGTTGCGGCAAGCGTGCAATGGCTGATCTCCGCAAGCATTTACTTCTCCTTGTCTGCGGGCTTGGCATTCAGCTCGCCCACCATGGCCTCGATGAGTGCGTTGATCTTATCGTTGACCTCAATGCCCATCGCTTCCAGCAGGCCGATCACATAGGCCTTCTTCTGCGCGCCCGTCTTGGGGCCGAAAATCTGCTCTGCAGCGCCAACGCCGATGCGCACCCACTTCTTGACGCGCTCAAAGTCCGCGTCGGAGAGCTTGCCCTTGTACCACAGTATAAAGGCCACAAACAGCGTCATTCCGATCCCCGCCGCCAACACGGCCATGACCACATACATCCACTTGTCCATCTTTATTCGTCTCCTTCCGTATCGTCAGGATCGTCTATCGACGCTCCTGTTTTGTTGAGGCTGTGGTGGTCGGCGGTGTCCGCCAGCAGATAGCCGATAAACGCCCCGCCAAACACCGTGATCAGCTGCTCGGTTACGCTCGCGTTCGAATCCATGCCCTCCGTGGCCAAGAGATAGCTGTACACGATCCCTCCGGCCATGAGCAAGCCGAATCCAAGCAGCAGGTACTTTCTAAGCGTCCACTTTCTCCTCATGGTTCGCCTCCCGCGTAGGAAGCTGCTCAAGCTCACGGACGATAGCCGTGACCGTGCCGTTTCCACCCAGCGCGTGATAGCTCTTATACATCGCGTTGACATTTTCTCTGGCATAGACCGGGTACTCTCCCTTGTTCATATAGTGCGAGTGCGCGTTGATAATGCGGTCTCTCAGCAGCGCCTGCAACCCCTGTCTCACGTCTGCGTCGCGTTCACGGTCGGCTGCGCGTTCCTTGTTCATCGCTCGCACGCGCGCTACAGACCAGCTCACGACTCCGGCGCAGATGGCCGGGATCGCCCAGCCAAGCGCCTTATCCAGCACACCCATCCAGTCCATGTTAGGCCTCCCCGAATTTTTTGACCGCCTCGGCAGTCTTTTTGCCGTACACGCCGTCGGTCTCAAGGTTCGCGCCGCGCCGGTTCAGCTGCTCCTGCAGCACCTTCACGCGCAGGCCGCGCATTCCCAGCCGCAGCGGCGCGTTGGGGTTGTAGCGGATCACCGCGCACACCCTGCCCTTGTACAGCTCGATGTCGTCCCGGCGCACGCCGTAGGCCGTCCCTCTGGCATGGACGATCTCGTTCTGGTTGGCCACCATGGTCACATGGGTGATCTTGTTGGCTCTTCTCGTCGACCGGCTCGTGCAGAGGAATTGCACGTCCCCCGGCCGACGCGCCTTGTCGATGATGTTCACGCCGCCGAAAGTCTTGCCGATCTTGGTGTAATCGGCAGGCCATAGCAGTTCAAACTGGTCGCTGTAGACCTCCTCGCAGGAGAGCGGCACCTCTCTGCCGACCTTGTCCCACTCCACGCCCTGTGCCGCGTACGCCCGCGCCACCAGTGAGGAGCAGTCAAACACCTTCTCCTTCAGGCGCTCTGACTGACTGTAGCGGCAGCCAACCTTGGACAGCGCCCACTGCGCTGCGCGCGCCGGCACGCCCTCGTCAAACGCTTCGGGAGGTTTCTCGATGACGCTTTCGCCGTACCAGAGGCCGTTCCGCCTCATGCAGTCCTCGACATCCTCCACGCGGCCTTTGGTTTCAAGGCTCACCGCCTGCAGGCTGTTCTGTCCCCAGCGGTGCGCACACAGCGCATACCGCCAGCTGTTAAGGCCGGTGTACTTGTAGCGCCTCTCGCCCAGCTTGGCGTAGTAGGCGTACACCGCCGCCATGCCCCGGATGCTCTCCCAGCCGTAGAGATCAAATTCAAACCCCGCGTAGCGGAAGTAATCCTTGGCATACTTGGGCTTGAACTGGCAGGGACCGACCGCGCCCGCCTTGCTCACCAGCCCCAGCCGGAAATCGCTCTCGCGCTCCACCGTGCCCAGCAGCAGCCCCACGGGAACCGAGAATTCCTTTGCCGCCGCTTCCGCCGTCTTCACGGCGATTGCCGGAGCAGTCTTGCCGTCCTTTGTTTTGTAGATCACGCCTCGGTCGCCTCCTCCCAGCCGTACACGCCCGGCTCCCACACGTTATCGGGTGCCGTGCTGATCCAGTGCTTGCCGTTGTGGCTGACCTTCGCACCCTTCGCATATGCGTCGTGTGCCCCGGTGGGCTGAATCCATTCCGGCCACTCTTGCGTCGGGTCTGAGATCCGCGTCCACAGCGACTCAGCAGCAGACGGTGTCCGGTCCGACTGCGACGTGTGCGGCTGTGCGCAGCGGTACAGCAGACCGTTGTACTGACGGATGTCGCCCTTGGCATAGACCACGCTGTCCGCGCTCCATTCGTCAAACAGCACCGCAGGAGCCGCCAGTGCCGCATCATCCGGCGCATAGGCCGCGAGGGTCTGCGTCGCTGCGCGGATCGCCTTCGCCTGTTCGAGGATGTCGCTTCTCAGCTTACTCACGGGTCTTCACCCCCAGTTCCTTGAGCGCCGCTTCCATCGTCGTCAGATCGGGCTGGTTCGGCTCTTCTGCCGGGTCCGGCTCCGGCGGAAGCTCCAGCTTCAGCCCCGTCAGCTTCTGCCAGCCCTCGATCTGTCCCGGATCGATCTCCACCAGATTCACAACCTCGCCGTTGGAATCCTTTGCCTGATACACTGCCACTTTTCATCCCTCCTATATTGCGATTCGGATGACCAGCGCGCCGGATGTGCCGCCTGCGCCGTAGCCCGCGCCGCTCAATCCCCAGCCCGCGCCCTGCGCTGCCGTGCCATTCGCGCGCCCGTAATCCGTGTTCTTCGTCGCATCCCAAAACCGGGACATGATTTTCCCCGCGCCCGGTGTACCGTTCTCGCCGGGAGCCTGACGAGAGGGCATTGATGACAAGTTTTCTCCGTATGATGTCCCTCCGTTGCTCCCACCTGTGCCCGGTGTCCAGTTATACGGTGATGTCTCTCCTTTTTTACAGCGTACTGTGCCGTTGTTCCCTCCCTCGGCAGATACGCCAAGAAACGAGGTTGATCCGCCCTTAGTGCCCACGATATCTGTATCGTAGCTCGTCTCTCTGTAGTGATCGTTATTCGTTCCGCCCGCGCCGATTGTCACAGGGTGCAGCGCAATGCCGAGAATCTTCCCAATTGCCATCTCTGTAAAGCCACTTCCGCCACCCGCGCGATGATTGTAGCTGCTGGTCATTGTCGCAGACCCACCACCGCCGCCTATCATCCACAGGTCGCAGATATACTGCTTCTGAACGGTTAGTGTGCCGGACTTGACGATTACCGCTTCGGCATAGAGTTTTCCGTCGTAAATCTCCCAGCCGACCTGCCATGGTCCGTCAAACGTGATTTCCCCGTTCAGGAATGGATTTCGGCTGGCGTTAGGTATACCGCCCACGCTTCCGTTTTTGATAATCATCTGCTCCTCCTATGCTGCAATGCGGATGACCAGAGCACCGGAATGCCCATCAGATACCGTGCCGTCGGCGTACCCACTGCTCCCTCCGCCAGCGCCGTACCCCTCCCCGGCATATTGCACCGCTCTCCAATGCATCCAGCCACCATAACCCATCCAGCCAATCCCACCGCTTATACCGTCGGCACCGGCCTCACTTGCCTTGTCTGGGTCTCCAAAGCGATAGTATGGGCCGCTATTTTTCACTCCAACCACCCCTTTAGCCGCAGAAAATACGCCTCCGAGGGTAGTGTCACCGCCATCCGAATGGGTTGACCATGCCCCGCCTGCACCGATTGTTACCGCAATGCTGCCGCTAAGGTAGATACCAAGTTTCTGAGCAAATACACCGTTTCCGGGGCGCTTGTTATTGATACCCGCTCCTCCACCGACACCACACACATCCGCCGTATAGTTCCCCGTTACACGCAGAGTGCCGGAAGATGTGAGCAATGCCTCCCAGTACGGCACGCCGCCATAAAACTCGATGTACCAATTGCTCCACTTGCCGTCAAACGCGATCTGCGGCTTGGCGTTGTAGTCAATTCCGCCGTCCGCACCTCCGCCCATCTTTACAAGCATCGTCTATACCCCCCTATCCGATAATCAGTATCTTGACCGTCAGATCGACTTCCGGCTTCTTTTCCAGACAGGTTGCTGTCACCGTTCCAGCTCCTGCGGTAAAACTGGAAATGCAGCTCCATGCCTGAGCAAGCGGCTTTTCAGCCGTTGCATTTGTGCCGTGGACATAGTCCATCACTGCGTTGGTGTCTGCCGTTATGCCAGATACCTGCACCGTTTGGCTTGCCGGAAATTCGAAGAAGGAGCCGCCGGATGACCAACTGGACGCAGACAGCGTAAAGGTAACAACAGACGATTTGTTCGCTTTGAGACCCAGTGACGTTGCCAGCCCCGTAATATCTGCCTGCGCGTGAGTATGGGAAGCGGCAGCGTAGTCCGTACCGGCAACCGCCTTGGCCACCGTCCCGCCTGCTCCCTTGAGCAGTCCGGTGATGTCCGTGCTTGTGAAGGTGCTGACCTCGTTCGGCCCCGTAGCGCCCTGCGGCCCCTGCGCCCCGGTCTCGCCCTTTGGCCCCGGTGCGCCGTCCGCGCCCTTCGCACCATCCGCGCCCTTGTCCCCCTTGGGGCCGGGATCACCTTTGTCGCCCTTGTCGCCTTTGTCGCCCTTCTGGCCTTGGAGCGCGCCGTTGTTCACCCATCCCAAGGACGGACTCCAGACGTAAATCTCATAAGGCGCCGCAACGCCAACGCCGTAGGCATCCCCCGGTGCGGGGTTCGTCACCGCCACGCGCAGCGCCGCCTCCGTGGCGTAATAATCGAGGATCGTCAGGCCGCGCCCCGGAGCACCCGTGTCGCCCTTGTCGCCCTGACTGCCCTTGTCGCCCTTCTCTCCCTTGGGGATGTCAAAGGTAAACGCAATGCCTTCCGTGCCGATGGTCGCGCCGCCGGATGCGGGCGCATCGCTTGCCACCTGCGTCACATCCACCGTGACGTTCTCAGCCGCCTTCGTAAAATCCGCGACCGCTTGCGCCTTTCGGATGACCTCGTCGGTGTTCTTCTGCACCTGCTGCGCCTCTGCCGCCACCTGATCCAGCAGCGTGGGATAGGCCTTCTCCAGTTTCTTCTTTGTTGTTGGGAGTATATCCACGATCACGAAAAACGGCTCGCTGTGCCACACCACATCGTCCCCCACGCGGCGCTCGATGTAGCCATGATAGCGCGCAGGGCGCTGGGTCTGGGTGCGCGTCGGCTGCCACAGGCCGTTGTTGAGCTGCACCACGTCGCTGTAGTTGCCCGCCGTGATGTACA